ATGACACCTGAAGAAGCTAAAGAATTGCTTTTATATAACCGCTCCATCGAGTGGGCTGAGAAGTTTGAAGAATTTACTGATGAATCTGTTTTGCTGATGCAGAGATCTGTTAATAGGGCAATTGATGAAGTAACAAATGATTTGGCAACAAAGAAAATGACTGAGTGGAATGTCAATCGTTCTCACCAGATGCTTGATGCATTTAGCGAGATGTCAGAAGGCATAAAAAAAACAATGGGGTCTTCGATATTGGGCATGTCTGTTGAGGGCGGTCTTGCTGCTTATTCCACTCATAAAGCAATTGTTTCTTTTGATGGCAAAGTTCCTGGGTTTAACAATATTGAGGTAACGTCTGCACAGTTGCGGTCTGCTATTATAGACACGCCTGTTGGCGGCAAAAAATTATCAAAATGGATTGATGATACTTTTGCAGGGAAACAGGCGATGTTAAAAGAACAATTAACAACAAGCATGATTAAGGGTGAAACTCATAAGCAAATTACAGATAGAATCAAGCAAACCTTATCAGGTATTAGTGATACCGAGGCTGCTACTCTGGCCAGAACATATACACAATCTGTTAATGTAGGTGCTATGAAAGATGTTTATGCACAGAATAAGAATATTGTTAAGCAGGTTGAGTGGGTGGCAACATTAGAAGTTAGGACAAGTTCTGGCAGAGGCACTTGTTTGTCTTGCGCTGCTTTGGATGGCCAAAGGTTTCCGCAAAATGAGCATCCTCCTTGTCCCCAGCATCCGCGCTGCCGCTGCATATTGTCACCTATTACAGTGCCTTGGGAGGAGCTTGGGCTTGATTATAAGGAAATGGAAGATGAATATCGTCCTTATATGAGGACAAATGATAAGGTTGGCAAAGCTTATTCAGGAGGGACAACCCCTGAAAAAACGTTTGAAGACTGGTTGAAGAAACAGGGTAAACCTTATCAATTAAATGTTTTAGGGAAATCCAGATATGATCTATGGAAAAATAAAAACCATAGGCTAATTGATTTTATTGATCAAGAAGGTAATGTTATCCGATTAGATAAGCTGGGAAAGAAAAAATCATTTAAATCTTTTTCATAAGAAACAGGTTATGGAAAATTTTCCATAACTTGTTTTGTAATAGAAGCTATCTAACTTTGTTTAAATATATTTGACATTTAAAAATAAATAAGCTAAGTAATTAATTAATTAATTTAAATGCTTTGGAAAAAGCCAAAAAAGGAGACATGGAAATGCCTTGGAAAACTAATGAAGATGGAACGATTGAAATGCAGGAAGGAAATCCTGTTTGGATTTATGAAGATGGTAAGGAAGCGGGTGTTGCATTCGATTCTGCTTTAAAAAAGATTAAAGAATTAAACGGTGAGTGCCAGACTCACCGAGAAAAACATGAGAGTTTAGCCCAAAGACTCAAACCATTTGAAAGTATTGAAGATCCTGACGAATGGCTGGGAAAAGCCAGATCAGCTCTTGATACGGTTAAAAATTTAAATGACAAGCAGATTTTAGATGCAGGCGAAGTGGACAAGATCAAAGATGGAGTTAAGAATTCTTTTCAGGAAAAGATAAAGAGTTTAGAAACTAACCACAAAACTGAACTTGATAAGCTTCAAAAAGATTTAACCAAGAAAGATTCAGCAATCCGCAATATGATGATTAAAGGCGGCTTTGATCGATCAGAGTTTTTAGGTCAGACAGTGTTCGCAAATTTGCGAGATGCGGCTTATCATACTTTTGGTAATCATTTTGATTGCGTAGAAGACAATGGTGATCTCAAGGTTCGTGCTTATTATGATTCTGAGAAATCTAAACCTGTTTTCTCTCTCAGCAATGCTGGTGATTATGCTGAAGTTGATGAGGCTTTAGAGCTGATCTTAAAAGACCATCCTCAGAAATCTCATATACTCAAACTTGATCAATCGGGATCTGGCAAAGCGCCTGGTTCAGATGGTCGGCTTCCGTCTCGGAAAGGTACAGTTATAAGAGGTGATTTCAAGTCATTTGGTGATAACCTGGAGAAAATTGCGAGTGGTGAAGTAAAGGTTGTTGAAAATTAAAATAACCATTTACTTTATTTAACTCAGCTTCCAGGTCAATTTATTTTAAATAGGAGGTTTGAGTTATGGCTAACGATTTAAGTGCAGTAACCCCTCAAGTATTGGCTCAAGGATTACTTGCTTTACGAGAAAATTGTGTTACCCCTCGCCTTGTCAATTCTGACTATGGTTCAGAAGCGGCTGGCAAGGGATCAACTATTGATGTTCCTATCCCTACTGCAATTGCTACAAATGATGTCACACCTGATCGTTATGCACCTGCTGATCCAGATATGACACCTACCAGTACACCAATTGCAATGACAGAGTGGCGTGAAGCGCCCTTTCATTTGTCGGACAAAGATCTTATGGAGGCCGAGGCAGGTATTTTACCCATGCAGGCCAGTGAAGCCATTAAAGCGCTTTCTAACTATGTAGATGCCTATGTTTTAGCTCTGTATAGAAAGTTTTATGGTGCGGCAGGTGCAGCAGGCACAACTCCGTTTGGTACAGATACGTCAGAAATTGTTAATGCTCGTAAATTGCTAAACAAACAGTTGGCACCTTTGAACGACAGACGCTTTCTGTTTGATCCTGATGCTGAGGCAGGTGCATTAAATTTACGTGCCTTCCAGGATGTTTCTTGGACTGGTGATGCTAGAGCCATTAACGATGGCAATATTATTCATAAATTGGGTTTTGATTGGTTTATGAACCAGAATATTCCTACTCATACGGCAGGTACAGTAGGTGGTGCTGTTGGTAATGAAACAACTGTTACTGGTGCCAATCTGGCAGGTGTAACAACCCTTAATGTGACTGTTGTTGCTGCAACAACTGATTTGGCTTTGGTTGAAGGTGATATTATCAATATCGCTGGTGATAGTCAGCAATATGTTGTGACAGCAGCGGCAAATGTAGTAGCAGGAGCTGCTGGTGATATCTCCATTTATCCTGGTCTTGCCCAGGCAACGGCTGGCGGAGAGGTTATCACAAATGTAGATACTCATGTTGCTAACCTTGCTTTCCACAGAAACGCTATTGCTTTTGCCAACAGACCGCTTGCAGATAGTGGAGATGGCCTGGGCAATATTATTGAAGTGGCCACTGATCCCATTAGCGGTCTTTCTCTTAGATTAGAGGTTTCTCGTCAGCACAAAAGAACCAGATGGTCTTACGATATTTTGTTTGGTGCTGCGGTCGTCAGACGTGAACTGGGTGTCCGTGTGATGGGCTAACGAGTTATTTCATACATTTCATTTTCCCTATTTTTTGTGCATCTGGAGGCCACCCTTAGCCTCCAGATTTTATCTGAGAGAAAGGAGCCATAATGAAGGTCACGACAGTAAAAATCAGACATTCCAATCCAAGAGGCTTTGCGCTGATAAATGAATCTGATTTCGATCCCAAAAAACATACTAAGTTTTCTGATGTTGTAGAGACTAAAGAACCTTCAGAGTCTACAGAAGAAGCGAAGGAGGCGGATTCTGAGGAGATGCCAAAGCGTAGGCCGAGGCGAAAACGTACAGAGACAGAATAACTCTTTAGCGGTAAAGGGAGTCAGAATATGCAGATACAGATTTTGCTTGATGGTGTTACTGCTACTGGGGCTGGTGAGGCATATGCAATTAGTGCCAGACGAACTGAGTTCGGCGCTATCCCAATTTTAGTTTCTGGAATAACAACAGCTACGGTTATTCTTGAAGGCACAATTGCATCTGAGCAAGAAGTGAGGGAAGGTTCTGCGATATGGAAGCCTATCCAGGGTGCCTCTTGGTCAAGTGATATTGCAGATGGTTTGTTTACGGCCTTTTCACATATCAGGGCTAATGTTACTTCTTATACGGCAGGTACAATAACCGTTAGAGCGTTAATATAGGAGGCAGAGATGGCCGCTTTAAGCGCTTTAATGCAAGAAGCGATAATAAATTACTTTCGAGGTATCAGTATGCCAGCCGCTCCTGTATCTCTTGAGATTGCTTTATACACTTCTGATCCAGGAGATGATAATAGCGGCACTGAGGTGTCGGCAGGTGGATATTCACGACAGGCAATTACTTTAACAGCTCCATCAACTACAATTGGGGTAGGGTCTTTAACAACTAACAGTGGAGATATTACTTTTGGCCCAGCAACGGCTGACTGGGGATCAGTAACGCATTGGGCAATCTTTGGAGTTGGCGGTGGCTCCTTTTATCTTCATGGTTCTTTTTTAGGTGTTAGAACGGTTTTAAGCGGAGAAGGGTATACGATTTATAATGGGACCTTAAATATCACAGGAAAATAAAATGCCAGTTGGTATCTCGTTAAGAAAGCCAGTCAATCCGATACTCCAAAGAGATGGTGTACGGGCTGAGTTTGGCTTTTTTGCTTTTGCGAGTGGAAAAAGGGATGCTGTTGGTGCAGCCGATCAAGAATTCTTTTTTGTTTCCAGCTCTCAAGGCTATAGTGGAAAAGTAGATACGTCTGATGGGTTTTTTGAGTTTGAAGCTATTCATAATCCAGATATTGTCAGACGCTCTTGGACAGTTTTTGAGTTTATAGCATATGCTGGCCATCTGGCGTCAAGTGCAGGGATTAATATTTATGATGAGGGCTTACTGGTACAAGAAAACGTTTCTTGTATTGATTTTATTGGTACAGAGGTTTTGGCTCAAAGTGATGGTTCCTGTGTCAGTGTTTTTATACCACCTCCAAACTATGTCAGTCATTTTGATACGACAGATGGAACTACCAATGGCATACTGGTAGATTTATCAACGACTCAGAGAAATATATCCTCTCCAACTTTAGAAGGTACGCCTTTTTATTCAAATGGCTGGACTGGTCTGAATCCTGCCACAAGAACAGGCACTTTAACTTGGATTACTCCAGAAAATATCTCGTTTGTGGACCAGGCAACAACTTTTGATGTTGTGGTATCTGGCCCTAATGGGTCTATTCAAGGATATGTAACACCAGCTATTACTGGTAATGGCACTCATATAGGAGGGTCAATATCGGTCATTGTTTCCAATTGGGCTTCTGATTCAGAGAAATATCAAGGCACTGTTCAAATATCCGTTCAGATAAGCGTTCTATTGCCGCTCTCTGGCCGTTTTAATGTTACCATTACCCATACCAATGGTTCTGATGGAACGTTTATCTATACGCAATCTGATGCATTCTATGACAGTGAGTCACAAACCTTTGTTTTGAGTGGTGTAACATCTGCACTCAATATGGCAGTTATCAAGACAATTAGTGGTGTCTCGTATTTAACTACAGGAACCACTTTTGATTTTGGCATTTCTGATATTGACTATGCTAATGCAGACACTTATCCAACAAATTTGATTGATTTGTCTCTGTCTATGTTTGGTATTCCAGATGAATCATTGCAATCAGGAGACTTAACAGGATGGACAAATCAATATGATAATCAAAATGCACTATATTCGTCTACAAAAAGCATCTCTGTATCTAATTATAGGCTGTGTGGTGGTGATGCTGATTTTACAGCTACTCCAAATGATTGGGTTGCATTGGCTTCAGTCCCAGCTTTGGCCCTGGCCGTTTTAATCGATACTTATGCAGATAATGCAACTAACGGTGCAATCTCAATAATAGAGGAATTTAATGGTGAAACTCAAAGGGTCAACTCAGATGGCTCGGCCTGGGATAGCAGTATTACCTTGCAAGCCAGCGAATTGCTCGTTCATTGCGGTAGCCTCATGGTACAACAAGGAAACTTTACGGCTTATCTCCCACACAATGGAACAACTATTGTCAATCCAGATTATACCTCAAGCGGCGGTGTCACTCAGTATTATTATAGATTCTATGCGACCGATGGATCTGTCAGAAGTGGAGGCGTATTTATTTTTAGTGGGGTTGCTGAAGAAGACCTCTTAAATGGGGATATCAATCTTGAAATTTCTCTGAATGGGACTGATTGGTATGATGCAACAAATTATTATTTAGGGGGCGCTCTTATAGATGGTGCAGGGTGCAGGGTGTCAGGCCAGACAATGCCTAATCTTGAGATAACTCTTGGAACGTTTTCAACAGCTAACGCATCTGGAATAGTACCAGTTAATTCAATTATGGTTAGAGTCAGTATGCCCAGCACGTCAGTTGTTGAAGTAGATACAATGAATTTTACTTGGAACACTTAGGAGGAAACAATGGCAAAAGGAATTCCAAAAAAAGATGGCTCTGGTAAGGGCATAAGGGCGAATAAAGGCAGAGGTGGTTGTAAAAACACACAACCTAAAGGCAAGGGCAAAAGATAGTGTCTTTTATTTTTTAAGGAAAAAATTATGCATTGGCTGGTAAGATTTTTAATTAATAAAAGAACTCATTATATTGTTTTTTGTGCCAAATCACTTCAAGATGCTCAGATGTTGGCTGAAAAAGCTTTGTTAGAAATGGGAACTGATAGTTTTATTGAAGAGTATAAGTTTTTAGGCAAAGGATAGTAGGTTATGGAAAATTTTCCATAACTTGTTTTGGAGGAAAAAAAATGACTAATCCATCTGATTCTGTGCAGATTCAGGCAAGCTTTATGGAAAGTGTTACCTCTAAATCTTTCCATCGCAGTGGACAGCAAATATTTGAGTCCATTTATTCCTCTAAGCCTGCTATTTGGTCAAGTGAGATTCTGCATTCTTTTCTTCAATTGCCTCTTGCAGCAGATCAAGCAACCATTGATGCTTGGATAATTGCCAATCCTAGTTATCTCCAGAAATATGAAAATTATGTATTGACGGCAGATCCTATCTCTAACAATGAGCTTTATTACATTGAAGATGCAGGCCAATGGATAAAACCTTTTATTCTTGAATATATGGTTGCTGATCCAGCTACTAACCAGCCATCTAATGGCTATGTTATGCAATTGAAGCAAGGTGTTGGAGGGTCAGTCCCTGGCCAGCAGATATCTCCCACTCTTGGAAGATGGTGGGTTTCTCCGTTTGAGGGGGCTGTTCATTTTGAAACAGGTTATACTCCTCCAGATATGGGCTGGGGAGATATTACTTTGACTGTTTATACTTGGATTGGTTCGACTGTTCAAGAGGCCATAGGCGTTCAAAATGTAGATGGAGGCTTTTCAAATTCTGTTTATCTTGCCTCTCAGGTCTTAGACGGAGGGAGTGCGTAATGGCATATCAATTACAATGGAGAAGAGATCTGGCCGCTAATTGGATTGCAACAGATCCAATTTTGGCTCAAGGTGAGATTGGTTTAGAGATTGATACCGATAGAATTAAAATTGGTAATGGAGTAGATGTCTGGTCCTTATTGCCTTACTGGGATGGCGGGAACCTTGTTAATGATCAATGCGGAAAATGGGCAAGCTCAAGTACTTACATAGTTGGTGATATAGTCAACTATAATGGTGATTTATATGTCTCGCTGCAAGCTGGTAATACTAATCAACAACCTGATACTACCCCTGCATATTGGTCTTTATTTAGTAGCGGAAGCGGAAGCGCAACGTCAGCAATGGCAAGAAGCTGGGTATATTTATAGGAGAGTAAAATGCAAACCTTAGTTTTAGATGCAATCAATAAAACCTTAGAAGCTGTTCTTTCTCAAGCGGCGAATACTGTCAATCCTGAGTTTGTTTGCACTTATGCAGATTATGATGGCAATACGTTTGTGGAGGGATCGAGTGATGGGGTTTTAAATGACATAACTCCAGTTACACTGGTTGAGGCTCCTGCTGCTTCTACTCGTAGAATTATACGTTCGATTATTATTTATAATCGAGACGATAGTCCTGTTACAATAACATTCAGATATAATAACAATACGGCTATTAGACGACTGTATCAAGTAACACTTCAGTCAGGAGAGACGTTTACTTTAGATGGATGCTTTACAACATCTGGAAAAATGAAAATTGAAACCTATGATCCTGGTACGTCAGGTGATGTTAGCGGCCCAGCATCGTCTAACGACAACAGAATAGCCCGATTTGATGGGGCAACAGGTAAATTAATTCAGGAAAGCTTGGCTTCTATTGATGATTCTGGAACAATCGATATCCCAGCAAATCAAACTTATAATATCAATGGATCAGAGCATACTCATGATAACAGATACTTCCAGGAATCAGAACATATTGATGTTTCGTCTGGAGTTGGAGATGCAGGCAAGCCAGTTAAGTTAGACGCAGCAGGTAAAATTGATTTTACTATGATTGATATTAATGGAGCTAATGCTGTTTCTACTTTGGAAGATTCAGATGAGTTTTTGTTTTATGATTCTTCTAATTCTGGCAATCGCAAGATAACTAAAGCCAATCTGCAGATAGAATTAGGTGGCGGAGGTGGTGGTGAAACTTTTAAAATCTCATCTAATGATTCATCTGCCAGTTATTTTGAGAACAAAGTAGTTATTGCTAATGGGATAAATTTAGCCAATCCTCTGGAAGGCTTGGTCTTAAATGATGGCAATGATGAAGATTATCAGATTAGATTTGATTCTTCTAAGGTAAATCATTCAGATATTAATGATGATGAGGCATCAAAACACAGATTAATAAACGACTCTGGATCTTTAATAACAGAGCTATGGAGTGCGTCAAAGATTGATTCAGAGATTCTCTATCAAAATATTGATCCTATTATTGCCATTGTTGACTGTACTCAGCCGCCTCCTGATGAAACAAATGGCAACAGATATGTTTTGGATCATACAGTTGGCACAGTGCATACTGATTGGGACGGATGTACTAAAGGACAGATTGCAGAGTTTGATGGAGTTACATGGTCAGGCACTACACCTTCAAACGGCTGGTTAGTTCGTAAAATTGACAATAATTTTATTGTTTATGATGCAGGGAATAACTGGCTTGAGTTTGCAAGGATGACGCCAACTCAAGAAAGCAATTGGGATAATCATATCTCCAGCACGTCTAATCCTCATTCTGTTACATATTCGCAAGTTGATGCGATCCAGAGAGAACCTGATTCTAATGTAGCAGATAATGCACTTGTCAGATGGGACGGGACTTCTGGCAATCAAGTTCAGAGTTCTTTAGTTTCTGTTGATGACAATGGAACGTTACTCTTAAATATTGGGGCCAGTTATGCTCCATTGAGAATTTATGAGCAAGCTGATCCGCCTTCAAATCCTGTTAATCAACATATTTACCTTGATAATGGGAATAATACAGGGGGAGCGCCTGCTTTTAGGCGCTATAACGGTGCATCTTGGGAGACAATTGGAGGAGATGGATCTGGAGGCGCTGTTACAGAGTATGATACTGTTGCCAATATGAGAGCAGGAGCAGGTCACTCAGTTGGTGATTTGGCTTTGTGCAAAGAAACAGATCGTTTTTATCAGTATGTCAATACAGGGAATCAAATTTCTTTTACTGTTGGTTCAGCCACAGGATTTCAAGTTGGAGATTTAATTGAATTAGAAGGCTCTGGTGTGACAGGTGTTTTATATACAATCGATGGAGATACTTTTTACCTTGTTGACGTTAACGGTACTTTTCAAGCGGGTGTGGCGATAAATAACAATGCCACAGATCAAACTCCTGCCAGTACGTTTATTACAGCATATTATGGCGCTGTTGCTGGTTATGATGACAGCAATAGAGTTTTGTTAACTAATGCAGGCATTCCCAATATGTGGGCTGATTATGGCGAAAAAATAGAATATTTTACGCTATATGTTGGTAAACATGGTAATGACTCAGATGATGGCTTAACATCTGGAACAGCTTTTAAAACTTTTATGGCTGCCATAACAGCGGCCATTAGTAGTGGATTAAATCAATACAATCGCTATCGTATTATCTGCAATGATGCAGGCAATTATACAGAAAACTTAACTATCCCAGCTTGGATCTTTATAGATGCTTTAAGTGCAGTGATTATTGGAAATCACACAATGACTGATACTTGTGTGATGAATATTGGAAAATTAGTTGCCAGCTCTGGCACAGTAATTACTCGCACAGTAACAGATTCATCTTTAAGAGCGTCACTTCTTTGTCATTCTATAGCAGCAACAGGGAACACTAATGTTTTTGATTTAACAGGTGGCTCAACTCTTGATTTGACGCTATATAGGCTAAGTATTGAAAACGGGACAGCTATTTATCTGAATAACAATGGAGATATTAGTGGTTATATTGGGAAGATTGACATAATTGGCAATGGCCGTGCTATTGGTATTTATAACGCAAGTGCTTCTGCTAATCTTTTAATTAATTCAATAACAGACAGTGGCTCTGGAACAAGTGTCCACATGACAGCAGATGGCACAGTAAATCTTGTTGTTGGGGAGATAAATACTAATGTGTCTGTTGATATGTCTATAGGTGTACTTGATTTACATTGTACTAAAATTTCAGGAACAATTAATAAATCAGGCGGTGTTTTTAATTATATATCCTCTTCAGACGGAATTAAAACAAGTTCAAGAAGTTATTTAGGGATTCCGAATTCTGCGCCTAATGATGACGATATTGAAAATTCTCAAATGTCTGTCTGGTATGATGAAACCGTAGATCAGTTACAGTTCAGAGTGAAAACAGCAGCAGGGGCTGCATCAACTAAAACAATCTTAAAAGACACGTCTAGCTTTAGAGATGCTGACTTTGAAATCTATGATGGTGATGACGATACAAGAGTTGTAAATTTTAACTGTGGAAGCATTACAACAGCAACTACACGTGTTGTCACAATTCCTGATCGCAATGTCACCCTTGATACTTTAAGAGTCGGCTCAACTGGTTTAAGCGGTTTTCCAGATCATGCGATTCCATACCATGACGCAAGCACTGACATTCTGACTGCCTCAACAAATTTAATTTATTCAGGCGCAAAATTAACAGCGCAGAATGAAGTTGAAGCACTAAGCTCATCTGGTGGGATTCTCGCTGCTACGTCTTCTGACACCTCTATTGCAAAAGATGATACAATCGGACGAGTTGACTTCAATGGCAACACAGATACGGGAGCAAAAATAAAAGCCTTGGCTGATGGCTCTTGGGGAACTGATGACTATCCAACAAGACTTACTTTTGAACTTGTTCCTGATAACTCTGACACTCTGAGGGAGCGATTTAAAATCACTAGTGATGGTAAGCTGGCGACAAATGAATCAGGCACAAGCGATATCACAACAGGAGGCTTGTCACTTGATCAGTTGGGGGCTTCCGCTGAAATTTTTGCTGTTAAGTCAACAGCGACCGATGACCCCGTTTACGCAAATGGTGTAGATCATGGTGGCTTATATGGGTATGCAGATTCTGCTTTTGGTGCAATATCACAATCTTGGGGTAGCACCTATGGAGGTGGTTTAAGATTCACAGGTGTTACCGATGCCAGTGGAGGCGATAATGGAGCAATTAATTTCCGTGGAGTTTTAGGTGTCGCTGCATCAACTGATACAACTGGGCCTATTACAGGAAGTGATAATGGCTCTGGTATCGTCACTTTTGTTGGCTCAAAACATAATAATGCTGGGGACAGAACAGACGCACTTAGCAATGAAAACGTTTTTTCTGTACGAAATAATACAACTGTTACCATGATTGGGAAAGGCAACAGTGATTGGCATATTGGGGGGACTCTTTATCAAAATGCTTTTGACTTTGCTGAATACATGGAGAGTGAAAATGGCAAAGCAATTGAAAATGGCACTACAGTTGTATTCGGAAAAGACGGTAAAATAAGACCTTGCAAAAAGAATGAAATACCAATTGGTGTTATCTCTGCAACTGCTGGTGTTATTGGTAATTCAAATATGGCGTGGAAAAAAATGTATCTCACTGACGAATTTGGCGCAAGACTTACTGAAGAAAAAAAGTTTGTTAAAGTGGAAAAAAGACCAGGTTCTGGTAAGTATGAAACATACCCAGCTAATGCAATACCAGAACACCGTAAAGAGGCAAAAATAGTAGAGCGGTTTAAAGAAACCCATTACATTATAAACCCTGATTACAACCCTGGTGTAAAATATAAACATAGGCAAGACAGACCTGAATGGAATGTTGTAGGGTTACTCGGTCAATGCTACGTGGCTAAGAAGCAACCTGTTAATCCTAATTGGATCTTTATTCGAGAAGCAAACGAAAAGGCAGATCTATATTTAATTAAATAGGAGGATAACATGAAAAAATTATTGATTCTTTTGGTCTTTCTTTTTCCGCTTAAAATGATATTCTCTTAGTTAATGCTGCTAAATATGAAGTTAAGGGATATAAAGAACATAATTTACAAAAATATTCAGAGAGACTTAGAGATCTTGGCATTATGGAAGGAACATTTTTAAGCCATCGCAAGATTACTGATCTGCAATTAGGTGCAATTGGACAGTTGTTTAATATGGTCAAGGCTGTTTCTGAAAGGCTTGGTTTTTCTGAGGAGGAATTATTTAAATTAGCGAAAGGATAGAAAACATGACACCAGAACAAGCATTACAAAATTTAGCCCAGGCTTGTCGTAGTTTTAAAGGAACTTGGGAAGAACATATGGCATTACAGGAATCTCTTAGCATATTGCATAAGTCACATGATGAACTTATGGAGATGAAAGGTGGATCTAAAAAGCCGCAGGAATTATCTGCTGTTAAATAGGTTATGGAAAATTTTCCATAACCTATTTTGAAAAAAAAGGAGGTGCTTATGAAACGAGGAAAAATTCAATCTGTTATCTTAACAGTTGTTTATCCAGATGAAACATCTGAGGGTTTTTCTATTGATATTGAAGGGAAAGATGCTTTGGTATGGAATGAAAAATTAATTGCAAAGATTGCTAAAGATAAAAAAACCAAGTGGGGTGAAAAAGACTCTAATGGACTGTTGCCAGTTGCAATGACTGTTTCTGGTGATGATATAAAACCTATTAAACCATTAAGCAATTAAGGAGGTTGTATGCAGGACAAAAAGCCATCTATTGTAACAATTGCAGTGACATTGCAGTATCCTGACGGAAGAGTAGCTACGATTGGAGTCGATCCAAAAAAATATAAATCTCTTTATTGGGACAAAAAGCGAATTAAGCAGCATAGTGATGAAGAGTTGCCTGTAATGGCATTAACAACTGAGAATGAAATGGAGTATCCGCCTGAATACCCGTGTTAAGTGTTAAATTAAGAACTTAGTTAGTTTACTAAATCTATTACAATTAAAAGAGGCAATTATATGTGTGACAACCAAATTGATAATGAAATGTCTGAACCTGTAAAAGATGGTCAATTAAAAAAAGCAAATCCAGACAATACCAAGGCAGTTGAGGTGCAGACGATAGAAACAGAAGGGGCCTGTGATGAATGGAAACTAATTGCAAAGGCTAAGTTTAAAGGCGAAAAGTGGCAAAAACAGACATGGGCTTATCATGTGAAAGATTTAGGGGTTTTGGTTGCTGTAGCAACTGCTTTTGGAAACAATATAGCTGAATCAACTGCTTTTATTGGAGGAGCTGGGCTGGCTAAAGATCCAGATGGAACGTATCGTATTGTAAGGTGTGAAGGGGCTATTCTGGCAGACCAAGAAAGCTTGGAATTGCTAGAGGGAATGTCTGCTGATCAATCTTTTTCTATCCAGAGAGTTTCTAATCCTGAAGCTGATGATAAAACTTGTGGTTGTGCTAAATGTCTTGCCATTGCTGCCTGGGAAGAGGCAAAGGATAAAGCCAATCAGCAATCTGAAAAGCAAGCAATGGCAATGCTGATAGCGTCTCATCCTAAGATTGCCGAAGCTTTATTGCAGGCAGATCAACCAGTCAGAGAGGGTGAGATGCTAACTGCATCAGAAGCTTCGATTGACGAGCCTCCTCCTTTAAGAATGGTTCCTTGTAACCATGATAATTATGAGGCGCTCTGTCCTATCTGCCAGGGAGAATACGAAAAGAAAAAGGAATTGTATCGTAAGATTATACGGTCAACTTTGTTTATGTAG